GCATAGTCGACCCCAGTATGATAGCCTTTCGACCACATCTTACCTAGTTTTTTGTATGCTGTTGTAATCTTTCCATCTTTAATTGGTGATGCCATTATAATATCATTCCTTTGAATTGTCTTATTTCGGAAACAACATCTGATGTTCCATTATGATAAACCATACATGAAATTGGTGTATCTGGTTTAGCATTAAAGTACCATGATAATGTAAACTGTACGGACTCTACTCCTGTTGGAATAGCATAAGTATTTGTTCCAGTAGTATCATTCTTACCCTTATAGTCTCTTGAGTAGTTCATCTTTACATATGTTGGTCTACCAGTTTTTGGTAAAGTTAAATGTAGTTGTGCTTCCCAAAAGCATTTACCTTCTTCTGTTGGAACAATAGCATCTTTTTTGTCAAAAAGCATAGGTGTCCAAACCTTTGGTTTAAAAGATTGTTTGTTCTTGTCGTCTTTCCATTGTATATACATTCCCATTTATTGTCTCCTAATAAATAAAATAGAGGGCAGATTTTCTCCACCCTCTATAATTATACTATCTTATTATAACCAAGGATCTGGTTCTGTAGATACATTAATTGTTGATGCTTTTGAGGTATCCCAAGGATTACCAGTTGCATCTTTTTTTGCTGTTTTAGAATAAAGTGCAATACCAACATCACTTGCTTCAATTTCATAAGCATGACCATTGGTACCATCACTCTTTTTAAACTCATGGTATTTGATTTTACCTTGAACGATAACCTTATCGCCCTTTTTAAGTGAAGAAGCCATATACTTTCCTAAACTTCTCCATGCTGATACATTATAAAATGCTGTATCTCCATCTTTCCATCCACCCTTGCCATCTGGCATACGATCTGTACACGCAACACGGATGTTTGTTACATTCTTATCTGGTCCAAACTCTTTTGACTCTGGATCTCTTACTAGATTACCTACAATAGTTGTTACTGCTGGCATATCTTTTACCTTCTCTCTTCTCTGATTTTTTTAATATCTAAGATAGGATCTAATGCAACCCTGGCTCCTAGATTTTCTAATGTCTTCTTTACCTTATTTAGGTATTGAATACATAGAAATCTTTCTGTTTCTGAGTAATGTTTCCATTGACTCTCATAGAATTGTATCGTAAGAAAGGTACCATAGTCAAGTATGTCTATCTTAAAATCTTTTGGTATTTTTATTGTCTTAACTGCCTGTTTCATTAAAGGGGTATACATTAGTTATTATCCATAACTATTCCAGACCAAACATTAAACCAATCTTCTTTAGTCTTATGAGAATTAAATTCTTTAGATATTTTTCCACCTTCGAAATATACCCCACCCCATACGCCCCACTCTTGATTACTTACTGCATAGGCTAAGCATTGTCTTTGTACTGGACACTTAATACATAAAGAGTCAATCGATGCAGAAACAGTTCTATCTTCTTCATATTTATCAAAGAATAGATTATTATCCATTCCTAAGCATAATGCTTTATCGCCAAACTTATACATTTATTTTATTCTTTCATCAGGTATATTCCATCCACCATTTGTATACTTGTATACTTCTTTAATATGCCACTTGTTGTCTTTATAGATACCCTCTTTTTTAAAGTAACCAGAACTATCTTGATATATATAATTTATATCCCATCCATCCCAACATAAGATAGGATTATTAGATACTAATTCTTCGGCCTTTTCTAAAGTATTAATCTTCATCGTCATCTTCCTCAAATACTGGAACACTTTGATTTAAATATATAAAAGTCATAAGGGTTAGAAAAAATTGAAATGCTACGCTAAGTATAAACCCTAACTGTTTTGTCATTATTCCATAGCAAAGAGTTACTATTTGGTTTATTAAATAAAAAAATATCATTATAATAAACAAAGTTTTATTTCCAGAATTAGAAAATATCGATAGTGTTACTGATATTAAAAATAAAGAATAAAAAAAGAAAACTATCATCGACCATGTATTAAGATCAATATCTAAAAATACCAACTTCACACCTTTCTAGTAACTGGGCCTGTTGAACCAATTTAGACAATGATTCTTTGGGTAAACTAAAAAATGCAAAATAATCTACATAAGATAAATTATTTGATATCCAAAAAGACGGTGCTTTTGAAAAAGTAATTTTATAACCTTTTTGTTTTAAAAAGTTTTCAGAGGAGTTACAAAAGGCTGCAGTAAAACTATTTATAACATGTGGTCCAGCAGACCAAACTTGAATTTCACTGTCTTCTGTTTTTGATGAAAGAGCAACTCCCATTGCTCTCATAAAAACTTCATAATCTGAAAAGGACTTTGTCCCCTCTACTACAATTATCATCTTTATCTTTCTTTTAGTGAGTCTAGAATTTTTAATAAGTTTTTTGTTTCACGATTTGATAAAGAAAATACATCTATTTGTTTTGCATTATCTGTATCTACTTCTCCAAATTCATCTACCTTTGCTACATAAAAAGTATTATTATGTACCCAATAAGCATTTTTGTTAACAATAGCAACATTGATACTGTTTTTATTTAAAAGTTTATACATTTGAGATCTTTCTTTAGTTCTTTTTTTCAGTGATGTGCTCAAGTTTTTTAAGTCTTGTCTCTGTTTCAAATTTGTAGAGAAGAAATTCATGCTCAAGTTGGGAGCATTTTGAACGATAATACTGAAGCATAAATTGTAAAACTTCAGGATTTTTTTCACTATTCATCACTATCCCTTTCTATTATATATATTCTACAGGTCGTAGTCTGTTTTGTCAATATACTTTTGTAAACTAAATGGAGAATCTATCCAAACACCGTCAGATTTTTGTCCTCTAATACTCATAATTGCATTTCTTTTTGATTTAGCCCATGCATAGCCAGAGTCCCCGCCCCAAAGAAGCCAAGCAATTTTTCCATTAGATGGTCTTTCGGAATTGTTCCAGTCTTTACCTTGTTTGTCAACTTCATGACGTGAAAAGAAAGAGTACATTCTTAATACTGTGCTTGGACTTAATTTACTTCTATTCATAAGATCTCTAGCACGAGCAACACCAACTGCTGTACCACCACGTCCAAACTTTCTTCTTAATTCTAAACCTCTACGAGCATTGCTTGCCATTGACTCTGTTGGTCTTAAATCTAAATCTTCTAAGGATCTTTTAGACATTTCGTCTTCCATGTCCATATAATTTTCCATATCGTCCATTTCGTTATTTGGTGTGTTTCCTTGGGTAACATATCCGTCTGGAATTACTGCAAATCTACAAGCACCTTCTTCTTCAATGGCCATTTCTAAAATTGCACATGCAACAGATGATTTGTGTAAAGCACAGTTTCCACAGTTTACTCCTATAGAATTATTTTCATTATTTTCACCATCTACATAACCAACCCAAATTCCTTCTGCTTTATCTAGAGGTCCTGCTTCTTGTGCTAATTTTAATAATGAATCTGCAAGCATTCTTTCTGCATCTGATAATTGATCATAAAGAGGTTTGCCTTCCCAATCTTCTTGTTTTTCTACTTTTTTACTATTTGCTTCTGCAGCATATAATGCACGTTGTTGATTAATGGCAGAGGCTCTACTTTTATGGCAACCGATAGCACCAGATGGGCCAACTACGGCATATCCGCCGTCACATCCAGGACCGTTTCTTATAATATCATAAGGCATAATAAAATTATATCACCTTTCTTTAGTGTCTTTTTCGTACTTATCTAAGAGATTTTGCAGAAAGAATCTTTCTTCTTCTGGCAGTATAGATAAAACTGACTTAGTATACTCTATATCTTTAGGCATAATCATTGGAGTACCGTCAGAATCAAAAGTCATTTCTATAAGTTCTTTAGTCCATAATGTAAAGGCTATTTCATTAATCATTCTAAAGTGTTCATCAAATAGTTCTGGAAATAATTCTTGGCATTTAGGGGTTAGGTTATATATGAATTGATCTGATAAATCATCATACCCTTTAACTTCCAATGCCCCCATTTCTAAGAGTTTTAATATTAAATCGCTTAAGTGTTCCTCACTTACAAATTCATCAGACAAGTCTATAACCTCCAGTCCAATCAACCGACTTAGATCTTATCTTATCTGGAAAAAATTCATCTGCGTTGTCAGAATCTGTTCCACCTCTAGACCAGGTGTGTATATCTATTTCTTTAATTCTATTTCTTTCTGTATTAGATATAGAGTTGTATACTGATCCACACATTGCATCTGCTAAGTCTTTAGACTTTTTTCTAGGATGGTCTACACGATTACCTATAATTCTAAGTTCTAATAGTTCTTCTAATAATATATCTATATGAGGTGCTATTAATCTTTCTTCATAAAATAACATAGTTAAATCTTCATAGTGTTTTTTTGCTACTGATAAAGTTTCAGTCTTTATTCCTACCTGTTTTAATTCTTGTTGAATATCAAATGATTGCCAACGATCAAAGGTTACTAATCCTAGATTAAACCCTTGTCTTCTTAAATCTATAATCCAGTTCTTTACTTCACTTAAGTCTACTGGTCCTTCACGGTGTGGCTCCCACCAAGCAATAGCATCTACTACAACAAAAGGAACAATCTGTTCGTAGTCATTAAAGGATTGAACATTAACCCACTTATCTACATGGCTTATTGCTACAGCACACTTGTCATGCTTTTGTGCAAGGTCAGCATGAACATAATAAACTGTATCTGGATTTGGTTTAAAGTTAATATCAAATCTTCTTACACCATCTAATGGATTTCTATTTGACAAAGCCTTTTCTATTTTTTCTCTTGACTTAAAAAAAGCATCTGATGAAACTGTTGGCATACAAGCAAAACGCATTAGTGCATCTCCAGGGTCTGTAAAGAATGCTAGTTTAAAATCTTCTATCTTTCTAGTTGGATTCATTTCCCATGTTGGCCTTCTTAGTGCAAAAATTCCAGGGTATTTATAAGATTCAATATGATCTTCATCCCACTCTATTGTAAATTTATTATTAGGATCATCTTCACTTAAGATAGGATTTATAACAAATTCATGTGTTCTTAAAACTGTTTCTTTATCTGCTACAACATCTTCATATCTTTGTGAAATAAAGTCACCTTTAAATCTAGGAAATGATAAAAGAATAACTTTGCCAAAGTCTGGGAAGCGTGAGTCTACAGAACCTCTAAAGGCTTTGTATAGATTATCGGCAGTCTTTCCTTGATCGTTGCCTCCTGCTCCTTCCATTGCAAAGCCAGATATTTCATCAAGTACTGCAAGTATTAAGTTTAGACCTTCTGCTGATTCTCTTTCTGAATGTCCTGAATATACTGTAATTGATTTATTAAATTCAATGTTGTCTACCTTTGCTTCATACTTACCAGCAAACCAAGGAGATCCTTCAATTTTAGATTTAAAACCTTTAAAAAATACGTTTTTTGCTTGTTGTGCGTTTACTGCAACGTTAATAAGATCTATCGCATCGTTCGATGGTTTCCCAAAATACCTCGATGGATCTTTGAGGCAAAGAAGTTTATAGACAATATAAGCACAGCCAATGGTAGAAGTATGATCTTTACCACTACCTTTTCCACACATAAGAATAACTTCTTGCTTAGTGTATTTTTTGTAATGTTCATTTCCATTATCCTTTCCCAACCATCTTTCAACATCTTCTTGTTTATATATTTGACTCATGCATTCAACAAGGGTATATTGGTATTCTGACAACTCTGGTTGATTTAAATAGTCTTCTCCAGTAACAAATGTTTTAACATCTACTGGCATTTCAATAAATGGACTTTCGTCTAATGCCTCAATAAATTCACTAAAATCAATTGTCAATTACGATCACCTCAGTTTGAATTTCTGAAAGCCTTTTCATAATTTCTTCTCTAATTTCAGGATGACTAGATGCAATATCCTTTAATATCTTAATTAATATATCTTGTTTTCTTTCCATTTCAATAATTTGTTCTGCTATTTCTTTATTATCTAACAACCCCGCTTTTTGTAGCATCTCAAGTCTTTTGCTTTCAATGTCTGCTATCAGTTTGATAGCGGTTGTTTTTGCTGTTAGGTTTGCACTAGAATCTGCAGCATCTATAACCTCATATGTTTTTCTAATTAAAGATGAATAGTGTTGATCTGCTCCAGCAAGTGCTTCTTTTGCTCTTGCGTGAATTGCTTGATTGTTTGAAACCATAGAACGCCAGTCATTAAGTAATGCCATAACTCTTGGACGTGGAATGTCTAAAGTGTTTGAAATTTGAGAAGCATCAAAGCCTTTTAGGTACTCAGAAGCAACTTGGTTTACAAGGTCTAAGTGTTTTACTAAATCATCTGTTGTCATCTAATGTCCTTAATAATACTAGGTATCCAATA